TTTAGATTTTTTTGGTTCGAACTTTGCTCGTTCTATTTCACGTTTAGTAGCAAGCCCTAAGCCAATCATTCCTAATATACTCATAATATCTCCTATAATTAAAGACTTATAGTAACACTTAAATAAAACAGTGATAGTTTTTAATGTTAAAAATATGTTAAAAATTTTTTATTTTTTTACTTTTCATTCATACCAATGTGGTATTCTTATAAAGCCTCAACAAAAGTTGTAGGTATAAAGGAAAGTCAAAGACTTTCACGGAAATAGGAGAATACTATGAGTAGTAGTAAAGACTTTATAAAAATAAAGTTAAATACATTAGGGGTAAGAACATTACCTCATCCATTCGCTAAAGACATACAAGAAATTTATTGTTATGTTCAGGCTAAATCGTTAAAGGAAATAGATATTCCTAACGACCCAAATCCAAGAGACCCAATTACAGATAAGAAATCATTTGATGAATTGTCTGAAATTGTTGCACAAGCTGATACACACCCAGATATGTTTGGGTATGCTGCAATTGGATTACACATTTATGCAAGTGAAGCTGAATTAGATAATAAAACAGGTGAACTTACATTAAGTCTATCTAAATCAAAAACAACTAGAGATGGTCTTGTAAATGGTAATCACTTATTAAAAGCAATTCAAGATGCAGATGAAGTTCCAGAGGACAGATTTGTTAGAGCATTTATTATGACAAAAGTTCCAGAACTTAAAAAACTTGACATATCAGTTGGGTTAAATTCATCTAATGAAGTATCCAAAGAATCTATTTGGAACTATCAAGGTAAACTTGATTGGATTAAGAAATCAATTAAAAATACTGAGTGGGAAGATTTAGTTGTTTATCACCAAGGTGACACAGGTAATTTTCCAGTAAGAGATATTCTTACAACTCTATATACATTGAGAATTGATGGAACTGAAATGAAATTCACTCCTGAAATAAATACTGTTGGTTACGGTCGTAAACATACAGTTATGAGCATATATGATATAGATGAAAATATTAAATTATTTTCTGCTAGAGATAAAGATTTAGCGAAAATCTTAAAATTTCAAGACTATATGCAATTTACTGCTGAAAAGCTTTGGAAAGAAGCTGGTGGTGATGAAGATACATATATGTTTAAAACATACTCTGCAACAAAATGTCCAAGCAATCCTACAGAAGGAAAGCCAGACCGAATGTTACAAAATGGTGTGTTAGTACCTTTATTAGCAGCCTTTAGAGCTTTAATAGCTTATGATGGAAAGTTTGATTACCACAAAGCAAAAACTATTTGGGATTCTATTGGTGCAGAGTTAATGTTAGAACCACACATGACAGCAAACAATTATGGTGAGCTAAGACCTGTTGGTTATGACACAACTTTCTGGATGAACTCTTTTATGAAAGTTCTAAAAGAAGCAAAAATGCAATATCCAAAGTACAAAAGAAAGAGTGCTTAAAGATATTATCCTTCACTAAGAATTTACCTCGTCTGAAATGGCGAGGTATTTTCTTATCTTTAAATACCACACTCTATCTTTTAAAATGTTAAAGTAATGTTAAGTCGGCATCCACACCGACCTCCTCCCATCATCGGCTCTCTTAGGAGAGCTGTATTATTTTTGGATTTATTATGGATGAATTAATTTTTATAATTGCTATAATTGCATATAACTACATAGCTTGGAGGTTTCTTGCAAAACTATAGGCCATTGCCTGATAGCTTAACAATTAAAAATTCTGATATTGAAGGACTTGGTTTATTTGCCAAAGAATTTATTCCTGCAAATACAAGACTTGGTATATCTCATGTTTATTCAGATAACTTTGAACACGGATATATTAGAACACCTCTTGGTGGTTTTGTTAATCATTCAGAAGAATCTAATTGCAGAACAGTTTTAGAAAAAGATTTTAAATATTTAGAAACTAAAGTTGATATTAAAGAAGGTGAAGAACTAACTTTAAAGTATACATGGTACAAAGTATGACAAGCTGGGATGCAGAGAATGAAACTTGGGAAGAGTTTAAAAAACGCAGAAGTGCTAATTCTGGAATTACAGGAATGGGACAAAAAAAACGTGAAGGTACAGGTAAAATTAATAAGTCTGCTTTAAGAGAAAAAGCTTTAAAGCGTGCAAATTACAGGTGTGAGTGGCCTGAATGCAACGATACACAGTGGCTGGAGATGGCACACATTACTGGAATTGGGATGGGAGGCAAAAATAGAGACATCTCTAATGATGAAGGTAATGTGGCTATCTTTTGTAAATTTCATCACGATATTTTTGATGGTAAAACAATAACTGGAGCAAAAAGAGAGTACACTAAATTTGTAAGAGCTTATTTAAAAAGGTACGTTTAATGCCCAGATATGATTATAAGTGTTTACTTTGTGAACACGTTTATGAAATAGAACATAAAATTACAGAGGACCCAGAAATTATGTGTCCTAAATGTATTTTTAAGTGCCAAAGACAAATTTCAACAAATGTTATGTTTGAAACACCAATGGATGCAGAATTTGTACAAGACCCTGCAACATTAAGTGCTAAATCATTAGCCCAAGTTGAAAAAGCTAAAAAACAAAAATTTAGATGGTAGGAGATTATGGATTATCAATTTATTACTGAAGAAGATAAAAAAAATATTGTGGAATCACAATTAAAAAAATTAGAAGCAGACCACTTTGCAATGTTATTACTTGAACCAAACAAGTTGCAAGATTCGCAAAATCATTTATCTTGGCAACAAGCAAAAACTGGTATAGAGAATTCTATAGAAAGGCTAAGAAACAAATCAAAAAATTTAATTTAAATGCCAATATACGCACCAGAATTACCTTCATTACATGAAGCACAAAAAAAAGTTGCAGAAAGTAATGCACGTTGGAAAATACTTTGTGCTGGTCGTAGGTTTGGTAAGACTAGACTTGGTGTTCAATTATGTCTCCAAACTGCCCTTAATGGTGGAAGAGCTTGGTGGGTTGCTCCTACTTTTTCTATTGCTAGGGTTGGCTGGAGAGCACTCGAAGCAGCAGCAATGTCCTTTCCTAAAGAAATTGAACCAAAAGTTTCAATTGCTAACATGGAAGTTCTTTTTCCAAATGGTGGTTTTATTGCTTGTAAGTCTGCTGATAATCCTCAACGTCTAAGAGGTGAAGGTTTAGATTTTATTGTTATTGATGAGGCAGCATTCGTAAAGCCAGAAGTTTGGCAAGAAGTATTAAGACCTACCTTAACTGAAAGAAAAGGTTCTGCATTATTTATTAGTACTCCACTTGGTATTGGTAATTGGTTTTATGACCTTTGGGAAACTGCTGGAGAACAAGATAATTGGGAAAGATTTAGATTTACCACACTTGATAATCCTGCTATTGACCCTGAAGAGTTAGAATCAGCAAAAAGAGAAGTAGGCTCTATTGTATATGCACAAGAATATATGGCAGAATTTGTAGAAGCAGGACAAGGACTATTTAAACCAGAGTGGGTATCTTATTTTGATGTAAATACAAACGGTTTTTATGTAGGTGGTGGAGGACAATGGGACCCAAATGATTTAGAACATTTTGGAGCAGTTGATGTTGCAGTTACTACTGAAAAATCTTCCGACTATACAGTAATAATGTCTTTTGCAAGAACTCCTAGTAATCATCTTTTCTTAGAAGATTTAGTAAGAGTAAAAATGGAGGGACCTGATATTGTTCCTGCAATGCAAAGACAATCTCATAAACATAATTGGAGATATGTACTTATGGAAAATCAGGGATTCTCAAAAGCATTTATACAACAAGCGCAAAGGGCAGGATTGCGTGTAAAAGAAATGCGTGCAGAAAAAGATAAAATAACCAAAGCTTTACCACTAAGTGCTAGGATGGAGGCAGGCGAAGTTATGTTTCGTAAAGATTCAGCTTGGCTTACGGAATTAGAGAGAGAATTATTGACTTTTCCTGTTGGAGCACATGACGACCAAGTCGATGCTCTGGGTCTCGCAGCACAGTCAGTACAAACTAGACGAGAATGGACAGCTTACTAGATGGAAGAAAAAAATAGATTCCAGAAGGCTCTGGATTTCATTATTCCTGGAAGAGGGAATAGTGAGCAAAAACTACAAGGTAATTTTAACCAGCACTTTGGCAATGATGCTTCTATATATGGATATAACAGCTCAGCTGGTTTTTTTGAATCACAGAAATTAAAAGAAATTGGTGATGGCTCAGGTAATTCAGCTGTAGTCGCATGTCTTAATGTACTAGCAACCTCATTTTCAGAACCTAAGCTACAAGTAATAAGAAAAGACACAAAGTATTTAGATAGTGAAATAATTCAAGAACATCCACTATCAAAATTATATTCAAGACCTAATCCTTTTATGTCAGCTAACCTATTATCACATTATATAATTTTAGCTTTAAATACATTAGGAGATGCGTTCCTTTATAAGAACAGAGATAAAAATGGTAAAGTTGTAGAGCTTGTTCCATTGATGCCACATTTAGTAGAAGTAAGAGGTAATGAAAATAAATTAATTACACATTACGATTATTACTTATATGGTAAAGGCGACAAGATAGAACTTCCAGAATCTGATGTAGTTCATATAAGACAAGGTATAGACCCAAATGACCATCGTAGAGGACATGCTCCTCTCAAAACAGTTTTAAGAGAAATTTTAGGTGATGAATCTGCTGGCCAGTTCACAGCGGCACTATTAAATAACATGGCTGTGCCAGGCGTAGTACTCACACCTAGAAATGATGGATTTGGTGGACCTACTAGAGAAGAAGCAGAAGCAATATCTCAAATGTATAAAGAAAAATTTGGTGGACAAAATCGTGGTGCTCCAATGGTATTATCTGGTGCAATGAATATTGATATTGTATCTTTTTCTCCAGACCAAATGAAGTTAGCAGAACTTAGAAGAATCCCAGAAGAAAGAGTATCTGCAGTTTTAGGAGTCCCAGCTATATTGGCAGGCCTCGGGGCTGGATTGGATTCGGCCACCTATAACAATACGAAGGAATTAAGAGAGTTTTTTACAGAGCAAAAACTTGTTCCTATGTGGAGAACAGTAGCTGCTGAATTGACTCATCAATTATTGATACCAGATTTTAAAGATGAAGGTTTTGAGTGTATGTATGATATTCAAGGCGTAAGAGCTTTACAGACAGATATGGACAATCTTTACAAAAGAGTAAATATGGGCGTATCTGGTGGTTGGATAACCATTGGTGAAGCTAGACAAGTCGTTGGATTAGATGTAGATGAAAAACATGATGTATATCTAAGACCATTAAATATGATTCAAGTAGATACAAATGGTAATGCAATTCTTAATGACACTCCGCAAGAAAATAGAAGCCAAGCTGCACAAGTGGCTAGATTACCAGAAGCTGCTGGATACAATGATGAAGTAAGTATTAAAGATACTACTGACTCTACTCAGTATCCAATTGAATCTACTAGACAACCTAGAATACAACAAAATGAAGAACCTCGTAATGAAGAAAAATATATTGCAAAAATGCCTAATGGTGCATTCTGTGTAATTAGTCATGACACAGGAAAAGTAATTAAATGTTTTGATACAGAAAAAGAAGCTGAAAAGTTTTTAGGTAAAAAATCAGGACACCCAGATAGAAATACTTCTAGCAATATGTGGATGTATGACACAATAGAAGCTGCTGAAAGAAGAGCTAAAGAAATTGGTTGCGAAGGTTATCATGAACACGAAGTAAGAGGAACTACTTACTATATGCCTTGTTCAAGCCATGAACAAATGGAAAGGTCAAAAAAATCTTATCTTGTCGATATAATGGAAGAACTCAAAGTAAGTTTAGAAGAAGCAGAAGTTATTATGGAATCGCAATTTAGTATTGAACCAGAAAACGTAAAAGAAAAACCTAAAAAAGATAGAACAAATTTTCCAAGTCCAGGTGATGATAAACAAGTATCACTTTCAAATTCAAAATATAAGCAATTTCCATATGGGTATGCTAAAGACCTAAAAGAAAATTGGCCTGAGATTTGGAGAAGAGCTGGTAACGGAGGTAATCCTCCTACATCATTTACAGGAAATGATGCCTTCGCTAATTGGACTAAATACAAGTCTGGT